GTGTTTTTTTTGGGTGATGAATTAAGCCAAGAGGCTTACTTGATCGCCTAGTCGGTGTCCTCTCGCACCGTTAAAAAGACGGGAGTCAGTGTATATAACTGGACTGCGGACGCTTATACCGCAGCTCAAAAACAAGATTTGTTTGGAACCTCAAATCAAGTGCTAGGCGATCAACACAACAATAATTAACCGGAGTAGATCATGAGCATAAGAAAAGAAAGAGGCGGCATGTACGCAGCCACCATTCACTACCAAGGCGCTTTGGTTGTTTTTATCGCGCCCACCTGGATGGGTGCCTTTAAGTCTGCATCAATGTACGTGTTTGGTGCAAACAAATGAGATCGCTGGTGATTTTACTAGCCTGCATGGCAACCGCTCACGCTGCGTCAAGGTCAGAAGTTGATTGCCTTGTAAAAGTCATGCACTCAGAAGCCAGAGGCGAGTCGTTAGAGGGTCTAGTGGCTATTGGTCAGGCGACTTTGAATAGAGCAGCCAAGCAAAACGTATCTATTTGCCAAATAAACGGCGTCACAAAACGCAAGCCACCAATCGGCATGATGCAGTATTACAAAGCCCTTGCGGCTTCAATTATGGCATCGGCCAGCAACTCAATCGCAAAAGGCGCTGATAGCTGGAACACAGGCACCAAGCCGCGCCAGCCTGGCAACATCACAAGAATTATAGACGGCCATGTGTTTTACGTGGCCAAGGCGGATCAATGAACTACTGTCACGTATCAAGACAAATTGACGAATACGCCCATCAATTAGGCCTAGAGGCTGCAATGGATATGTGGATTGAGCGCAATCAAGCCGAGCAAGAAACAATCGTCATGAAAATGGCTCGACGTCGCATGGCTTCTTTAGGTCGTTTCCACTGCAAGCACGGCATCAAGCCGATGAGTCAAAGCCAAGCCTACCTTGATGCTTATTCAACCGAATACGCACGCGAAAACATCAATTTCTAACGAGTAACGAGAACGAAAATGAAATTTCAAAAAGCACTACGCAAAAAAGCCAAGCTTAGGCTTGCACTAACAGGGCCAGCCGGAAGCGGAAAAACTTACGGAGCGTTACTGATTGCAAAAGGCTTAGGGGGTTCCATTGCTGTCATTGACACCGAGCATGGTTCAGCCAGCCTGTATAACAACCTGGTCGATTTTGATGTGCTTGAGCTGCAAGCACCGTACACACCTGAACGCTTTATTGAAGCGATTGATGCGGCAGAGGATGCAGGTTACGACACACTCATTATTGATTCGATTACGCATGAATGGAGCGGTAAAGGTGGCTGTTTAGAACTTAACGAACAGATTGCACAAGCCAAATTTAGAGGCAATACATGGTCGGCTTGGAATGAAACCACTAAACGACATCGAAGCTTTATTGACCGCATTTTGCAGTCTCGGATGCACATCATCAGCACCATGCGCAGCAAAACCGAAACCGCACAGCAAGAAAGCATTACAGGCAAAAAACAGGTTGTGAAGCTGGGCATGAAGGCCGAGCAGCGCGACGGAGCGGAGTATGAGTTTTCGGTGGTGCTAGACATCATCCACGATGGTCATTATGCGATGGCCAGCAAAGACAGAACGGGGCTTTTTGTCGATAAAGACCCGCAACCCATAACAGTCAAAACAGGAAAGATTCTGTTGGACTGGCTTGAATCTGGTGTTGATCCCATTGAAGCACCACCGGAACTGGACTGGATTGCCAGCATTCAATCCTGCACAGACATCGAGGAATTAGTGGCCACATGGCAAATGATCCCTGGTGATTTAAAAACGAAATGCTTAACAGCGAAAGACGAACAAAAGAAACTTTTAACACACGAAAACGAGGAAACAGCGAATGGCTAATTTATCATCTTTATTTGGCAACACAGCATTCAAACCGGCTGATGTTGAAGTCGTTGAAATGGATTTTGATCCTATCCCAAAAGGATCGTACACAATCCATATTACCGACAGCGAAATCAATCCAACCAAGAATGGCAACGGAACCTTGTTGGCACTGAAAGGAGTTATTCAGGATGGCAAATATAAAAACCGCATTTTGTTCGATAACTTGGTCGTCCAGCACACCAACGCAACCGCACAAGCGATTGCACAGACTCGATTAAAACAAATCTGTGAGTCGCTCAAAATTAGCGCCTTGAAAGACACGGTTCAGATGCATGACAAGCCATTGCTGATTAGTGTCGATGTTGAGCTTGATAAGTATCAGTCAGAACGCCAAGGATCAACGGTCTACCGCAATGCCATAAAAGGCTATGCACCGGCTACAAAAGCACCAGCAAAGGTCGAGGCGCCTGAAGTTGAAGATGAAGTTTTAGAAGATATTCCTTTCTGAGACTGAGCCATGTACCAACTACGCGATTATCAAAACCCTGAGCCTGTGTGGGAGTTCTATCGCCAGCGTAAAGGCGATGGACAAATACACAATGCTCTGGTGGTTATGCCGACAGGATCAGGCAAAAGCTTGGTGGTTTCAGCCATCATCAAAGACATGCTGGAAAGGTTCGGTGGTCGTCGCGTGTTGGTGTTGACTCACCAGAAGGAATTGATTGCACAGAACTATGAAAAGCTGCAAACGCTGTACCCTCAATGCGAGCCAGGTATCTACTCGGCTTCACTGGGACGCAAGCAAACAGACAACAAAGTTATTTTTGCTGGCATTCAATCGGTACACAACAAGGCCCATCAATTAGGTGATTTTTCATTGATCCTAATTGATGAGTGCCACACCATTCCAAAAGCTGGAGGTGGCATGTATCGCCGATTTATCGACGATATGAATCGTTTATGCGGCAAGGTGCCGGTCATTGGTTTGACAGCCACACCTTATCGCATGGACAGCGGTTTATTGCACAAAGGCGAAGGCGCGTTATTTACTGACATTGCTCTTGAGGTCCATATCAACGACTTGTTGGAGCGTGGCTATTTATGCCCACTCACCACCAAGCGCGTGGGCTTTGTGATCGATGCCACAGGCGTCAAAAAACGAGGCGGCGAATACATTACCGAAGAACTGGAAGCCTTGGTTGACCCAGTGACTGAAGACGCATTGGCGGATGCCATACCCCGCATCGATGGACGCAAAAGCGGCATCGTTTTCTGTGTCACGGTCAAACATGCGCATCACGTGAGTGATTACCTAAACGCTCACGGCATCACTTGCGCGGTGGTATCAGGTGAAACACCGAAGTCTGAACGAGATCATTTGTTAGTGAAATATAAAGCCGGAGACTTGCGCTGCCTGGCAAATGTCAACGTGTTAACAACCGGCTTTGATGCGCCAGCAACGGATTTCCTGATCATGTTGCGCCCGACTCAATCACCTGGGCTTTACGTGCAGATGGGTGGTCGCGGGATGCGTTTGGCGGATGGCAAATATGATTGTTTGGTGCTGGATTATGCAGGCAATATCCAACGTCATGGCCCTATCGATGCCATTCAAATTCGCGAGAAAAAAGGCAAAGGCGAAGGCGAAGCACCGGTTAAGGTTTGCCCACAATGCGAAACCATCGTACATGCGTCTTTGAGAACTTGTGTGTGCGGTTATGAGTTTCCACCACCAGCATTGAAGATCGAGAAACACGCCAGCAAAGCGGCCATTTTATCGAAGGATTACGAACCTGAATGGGTCAACGTGGATCGTGTCTCGTACTCACGCTGGCCTGGTAAAGATGGCAAGCCAGACACCCTGCGCGTGGATTACTGGAATGATTCAGATTTGTTTCCGGTACGCATTGCCAGTGAATTTGTGTGTGTGTTTCATCCGATGGGATGGGCCAGGGAGAAGGCTAAAAAATGGGTTGAAAGAAGATTGCTAGAGAGCGCAGCAATTATCAAAGAAATCGGGATCAGTGATTGCGTCAATGTCGATGGATTTTTGAGATCACCAACCGCCATCCTACTCGACACCCGAGGCAAATACGCCACGATTGTGGATTACCAATTTGACCGAGATTTAAAACATGACGCCGCGTGAATTCATTTACCGGTTTATTGATGCCTGCAAACGCTACGGCCATCAACCCGAGCGCATCTGGGAGCATTGTGAAATAGACGAGCATCAAGCGTTAATTGATGAACTACCCGGAGAATGGGAACACTTAGAACAATGCCTTAAATCATGGCAAAGGCCAGGTATGGATTGGCAACACATCAATCCAATTCCCATGCCTGTTGTTCATTGCCAATCTTGTAAACATTACTTGGATAACTTCTGCGGTCTTTTCCAGAAGGATATTCCAGCCAATTTTGATCAAGCAAACGCTTGTAAACGGTGGAACGAATGAAAACAACCTTATACCAACTCTCGCAAAACTATTATCGTGTTCTGGATTTTTTAACCGATCCAGAAAACGAAATCGATACCCAAACCACACTAGACACGCTTGAAGGTCTGGATGGTGAAATCGACGACAAAATCATTAGCGTGGCTAAGATGATTGTCATGCTGGATCACGACGCTGAAGGCATCAAAGCGGTGGCAAAGAAGCAGGCTGAAAGAGCGAAAGCGTTAGAGCAAAAAGCGTCTTGGCTGCGCGATTACCTGAAGAACAACATGCTGCGTATTGATCACTTAAAGGTCGAAAACAGCGAAATAAGCGTCAAGCTGGCTAATACACCACCAGCCGTAAAAGTGGTCGACGAGTCATTAATCCCAGAAGAATTTTGGCGCACAAAGACAGAATTAACAGTCGATAGAGCAGGAATCAAAGCGGCTGGGGGCTGCCCTGGTGCGGTGATCGAGTCAGGCATGAGCGTGAGGATTAAATGAATATTACCGACCTCAACGAAGAGCTATATCACCAAGTCATCTTGCTAGGCAAAGCAGAAGGCGACGAGTTGAAAGATCAGATTGCAAAAAGTAATGCCATGGCGAATGTCGCTAGGACAATCATTGAAAACAATCGCACTTATATCGAAGCAATCAACGTGATGTCAGAGCATGGTGTCATTCCAGAAATGCCCGCGTTTTACCAAGACAACCGTGCACTTACCCATGAGCAATAGTGGCTACTTTCATAAGGGCAAAGTGCCATGGAATAAAGGCTTAAAAGGCTGCACTGGTTGGAGTGGTACACGCTTTAAACCTGGCACTGTCCCACCTAACCATCGACCAGTTGGGTCTGAAAGGAAGTGTGCAAAAGACGGTTACATTTACGTGAAGGTGGCGGAAGGGATGCGGCAATATCGGCTCAAACAAAGACTGATATGGGAACAGCATTACGGCCCTATACCGCCATCGCATGTGATCGTTTTCTTAGACAACGATTTAGAAAACTTTGATCTTAAAAACCTGGCGTTGGTTTCACGCGGTGAGCTAGCCAAATTAAACCGTCATGAAAATTTCAAAGCACAACCGGCTGATATTAAAAAATCACTTATAGCCGTTGTAAGGCTAGAGCAAACGGCTAAAAAAAGGAAAGAACATGCAGCACTATGAAAAAAAACCTAATCACCTGATCAATAGAACAGAAGCCTTTCGGTTAATCTCGATTGATAAAAGAATGTTTAAGTCTTTGCTGGATCAAATAGACGCACCTAAGCCAGTGGCTTACTACTCAATACACTCAAGACGGTTTGAACTGTACGATCCCGAAGAACTGAAAACATTCTTTGCGATGTTTCGTCAATCTAAAGAAGAACAGGAAGAAAACGAAGCAAATTGGCCTGTACCGGCTAGTGACTTCAAACTTAGACCTGTATTTAAAAGCTTCATCTGTAGCCAGTGGGTGACCGCATGAAGATTAGTTTAGTCGATCACACCATAAATCCAGAGCAGAAAATAGGGCGCTTTGCGTCCATCTGCTACGACGCTAAGACAGACAGCGAAAGCAACGCTAAACGAGCCGCGCACTGTGTTAAATCGGGACATCTTTCGACGCTGAGGTTTGCCTATGCCACCTTTCACATTGATGGCATCAGCCGCGTTTGCCTAGCTCAACTAACCCGATCAAAGCACCTTGATTACCTAGTCCGATCGTCAAGGTATTGTGATGAATCCGAAGCTGATTTTCATGTGCCAGATGCGATTGATCACAGTCTGTTTGCTTATGAGTACGGCAAGCATGTCGAAAAAAGCCGACTGCTTTACCAGAAAATGCGAGAGGCTGGAATTACCAAGCAAGATGCGCGGTTTGTGTTGCCGCAAGCTCAAGAGACAGCCCTTTACGCAACAGGCAATTTTCAAGCATGGCGCGACTTTATCCGGCTTCGCAAGATTCCAGCCGCACAAAACGAAGTCTACGATGTGGCTGTTGAAATTGAGCGTCAACTTCAGTCAATAGCACCGGAGGTGTTTGGTGTCATGGAATGATTCCTTATCAAAGCGCAAATACACATGCCTCGACTGCAAAGTGACTGAGACAACGATGAGCAGGACAAAGAAGCGTTGTACACCTTGCCAGGATAAACGAGACAAGATTTTAAAAAAGTCGAAGGATAAAAGATGAAACTGAACG